CTAATGTAGAAGTTCAGAATGAAGTACCAGATAATAATTTGGATACTTTACAAAAAAGGTATAGTGATTCTAGTAGAGAAGCAAAAAGACTTAATTCTAAGTTAAAAGAATTAGAACCTTATATGCCTATACTAGATGCTATGCGAGAAGACCCTAATTTAATTTCTCATGTTAGAAATTACTTTGAGGGTGGAGGCCAGACCCCTGAAACATTGAATCAACAATTAAATCTAGATGAAGATTTTGTTTTCGATGCTGAAGAGGCTTTCGGCAAACCCGATTCTGATTCTGCAAAAGTATTAGGAGCAACGATTGATGGAGTAGTCCAGCGTCGTCTTTCTAATGTCTTACAAAGTCAAAAGCAAGAAAATGCAAAAATGGCTAAAGAGGCTCAATTCAAAGAAAAGATGAATATGTCTGAGGATGAATGGAGGAATTTTACTGAATTTGCAAAGTCTAAGTCTTTAGAACTTGAAGACATATATTACTTAATGAATCGTAAAAATAGGGATGTGCAGATAGCTGATAACGCTAGACAAGAGATTCATAATAAGATGAGAGAAGTTCAACAACAACCTGCTACACTTGCAACGCAAGGAAGCACACCAGTTGAAAAATCATCTGATGATAGGG